CGTGGCTGAGAAGACCATCACCTGTGATGACCTGCTGATCAGCTCGGCTTTCGTGTATGAGCTGGACGAAGTTCTTGCTCACTACGATCTGCGTTCTGAGATCTCCCGCAAGATCGGTTATGCTCTCGCTGAAAAGTATGACCGCCTGATCTTCCGTGCTATCGCTAACGGTGCTCGTAAGGCTTCTCCTGTGTCTGCCACCTCCTTCGTGGAGCCTGGTGGTACTCAGGTCCGTGTTGGCACCACTGCTAACTTCTCGGATGCTTATGATGACGCTGCTCTGGTCACCGCCTTCTACGACGCCGCTGCTGCGATGGACGAGAAGGGTGTGAGCCAAGAGGGTCGTGTTGCTGTCCTGACTCCTCGTCAGTACTATGCACTGCTGCAAGGCATCAACTCCAATATCCTTGTCAACCGTGACGTTCAGGGCGATGCTCTGCAGTCCGGTAAGGGTATCATGAGCATTGCTGGTATTGAGATCTTCAAGTCTACCAACATTCCTTTCTTCAGCAACTACGGTACCAAGTTCGGTTCTACCGGCGGTACTACCGACACTGGTGTTGCTTCTCCTGGTAACCTGGGTAGCTTCATCGACACCGGCATGGAAGATGCTGATGCTGCTGCTACTGGCATCAACAACGAGTATGGTCTGGGTTCTGAGTTCAGCAAGTCCTGCGGTCTGATCTTCCAACGTGAAGCTGCTGGCGCTGTTGAAGCTATTGGTCCTCAGGTCCAAGTCACCAGCGGTGACGCTTCCATCATCTACCAAGGTGATGTGATCGTTGGTCGTCTCGCCATGGGCGCTGACTACCTGAATCCTGCTGCTTGTGTGGAACTGTTTGCTGGCGCTGCCTCTGGCGACGCTGCTTTCTGATCTTTAATTCGATCAATACTGGGGGTCCTTCGGGACCCCTTTTTTTTATCTTTCGATAGGTAACTATGCCCTTTCCTACTTATGCTGCGTCCACCGAACTGGATGCTGTAAATCAAATACTTAGCTCAGTGGGACAGGCTCCTGTCACCACACTAGATCTGCAGAACCCTGAAGTATCTATTGTACTCAACACCCTCCGGGAAGTTAATCGTCAAGTTCAATCTGAAGGATGGATCTTCAACACTGAACGTGAGTATGAGATGACTCCCGACAGCTCTACTAATCAGATTGCATATCCATATAATATGCTGCAGATTGATACTAATACTGAGTATCATAAGAACAAGTATGATGTAGTTCGCCGTAACGGTAAACTATATGATCGTCTGCATCATACCTTTACTTTTACTGATTCTATTAAAGCAGACGTTGTTTGGTTCTTTGACTTTACCGACGTTCCTCCTGCTATTCAAACCTATATTACTGCCCGAGCTGCTCGCATGTGTGCTACCAAGATGATTGGTGACCGTGAGCTTAATGCACTTCTCCAAGAACAAGAATTTAACACTAGAGCTTCTGCTCTTGAATACGATTGTAATCAAGGCGACTACTCTATGTTCGGGTTCAGAGATGGTGAAAATTATTACAATAGCTATCAACCCTTCCAAGCATTGATGCGATGAGTACTGTAACCCAAAGGATTCCCAATCTTCTATCTGGCATTTCACAACAACCTGATAACCGTAAGTTTCCTGGACAACTGCGGGATTCTGTGAATGCTTTTCCTGACTATACTCTTGGTCTTCTCAAGCGTCCTGGTGGTCAATTTACATCTAAACTATACGGCGCTACTCCTGAAGGTAAGTGGTTTTCAATCCTTAGGGATCAACAAGAAAAGTACGTCGCTCAATATGATGACTATACCTTCCGTGTGTGGAGCCTTATTGATAGTGCATTAGGAGAAGCTGGTTCTCCTCGTGCTGTTGATATGGGAACCAATACAGGTGTTCCAGGTACCTGTAAATTAGAGGATATTCTTTCTATTACTAATGCAGGTTCAGGTTTAACAGATGGTACTTTTACTGATTTAGCTACTGCTACAACAGAGTCTGGTACTGGTTTAACTGTTGATCTTGTTATTGCTAGTGGTGTTGTTACCACAGTAACCATCAATCAATCTGGCTCTGGTTATGCTGATGGTGATACCATTACAATGAGTGACACTGGTACATATCCCAGTGTTGAGTTTTCATATGATGAAGGTTTAAAAACTAGACTGGCTACTTACAATGATGCAGTAGAAGATACTGCTGCTGCACTTACTGCACTTCATGCTGCTCAAGCTGACTATGCAGAAGCACTTGCTGCTAAAAATGCAACTCAAACTGCACTGTTTGATGTTAAATTCTATTATACACCGCCTGATCAACCTAACACAGTAATTGAGCAGTATCTCTATTCTGGTATTCTAAAGGATGCTGATGGGACTTATACAATTAAAAACCCAGATGCAGTAGATGTAGCAGATCGTTTAATTATTACTGATACTTTACCAGATAACATTCGTTTAGGTATTGAGTATACTGATGAATACCCGCTGCTTGCTGCTGAAGGTTATGGTGTCTACCAAGCCTTACTAACTGTTGCTGCTACTGGAGCAGATAGTCTAACTATTACTGCTGCTGGCACAGGTCTTACAGACGGTACTTATACTAATCTTACCACTGCTACCACAGGCACTGGTACTGGTTTAACCGTTGACATTGTAGTTAGTGGTGGAGTAGTAACCACTGCAACTATCAATGCTCAAGGTACACAATGGAAAGAACCTGTTCCAACAGCGTATTATGCTGATGGAGATACTGTTACTCTGACTGATGCTGCTTATAGTGCTGTTAGTTTTGAGTATCAGTCTCCTGTACAAGAAGCTTATAGTACTGTAAGCAGTGCCCAAACTGCTTATGACAATGCTGTCTCTGATGAAGCTACAGCTAAAACCAATTATGATGCAGAAGTAACTAATTGCACTATTACCACCATCCCGTCAAATGCTTACCTCACTAAAGTAGTTGATGGTGTTGACGTACCAGTAGATCCTGAGGACATTGAACTTCTAACTCTTAACGACTACACCTTTGTTCTTAACAAGGAGAAGGTTGTAGAGTTGGAGACTACTTTGTCTGCTACGCAACCATATCAAGCGTTTGTCACCCTTAAAGTTGTTGGTACTGGTCATTACCGAATCTACCTTGATGGTACTGAACGTGCTACTTACAACGCTGGTACTGGTGGTGATGTAGATGCTATTATCACTGACCTTGCTTCTGATATTGATGGTAATACATTTGGTAGTACTACCTTCTCTGCCACTGTAGTCGGTCCTGGTATCTACATTAGTGCTGATGCTGCTTTTACAATTAAAGTAGTTGGTGGACCGTCTGAAACAGCAATGACTGTTTTCCAGGATACTGCACCGACTGTTGCTGATCTTCCTCTTCAATGTAAAGATGGTTATGTTGTAAAGATTGTCAACAGCGAAGATATTGATGTCGATGACATGTATGTCAAGTTTGTAGCGGATGGTACTGCTACTTACGGTACTGGTATCTGGGAAGAGACGATTGCTCCTGGTATTAAGTATGAGTTTGATGAGCTGACTATGCCTCATCAGCTTGTTCGTAATGCTGATGGTTCATTTACTTTTGGTCCTATTAACTGGGAAGATCGTCTTGTTGGTGATGAAACCACTAACCCTGACCCTAGTTTTGTTGGACAGAAGATCAATAACCTTTTCTTCTATCGTAACCGCCTAGGGTTCTTGTCAAATGAAGCAGTAGTCATGAGCCGTGCTGGTGATTACTTTAACTTCTGGGTAACGACAGCATTGACGGTTACCGACGATGATCCGATTGATGTAACTGCAGCATCGGTTAGACCAGTTAACCATCGCTTTGTCCTTCCGACTAGTGTTGGTTTGGTCCTGTTTAGTGACACCGAACAATTCATCCTGACTACTGACGCTGACATCTTGAGTCCTAAGACAGCCAAGATCAACGAAATGTCAAGTTATGATTGTGACCCGGATGTTGCTGCTGTAGGCATGGGTACGAACGTTGGTTTCATTTCTAAGACTCCTTTGTATTCTAGGTTCTATGAAATCTCCAGAATTAGTAAGGATAATCCACCAGACATGTTTGAACAAACTAAGGTTGTTCCTGAACTTATCCCAGCCACTGTTGATAGCATGATAGCATCTCCTGCTATGTCGCTTGTCTCTATGGCAACGACTGGTAGCAGCACGGTCTATCAATTCCGCTTTCTTGATCTTCAAGGCGGTCAACGCCTGTCTTCGTGGTATAAGTGGGATTTGACTGGTACAATGCTTGACCAGTTCTTCGATAGTAATGAGTACTATGCCGTTGTTAAAAACGGTACTGATGTTTACGTTCAATCTTATGACCTGACTCAAGCAAGTGAGGAAGGGTTCTTAACTCTACCTACTGGAGAAAAGACTGATGTTTGTCTCGATCTTTGGAACGTTAATCCTTATCGAACCTACGACTCTTCTGCTGACACAACTCGTATCTTCTTACCGTATGATGAAGTCACTGATGGTACGCTCGCTGTAATCATCCTAGGAGGCTACATAGGCGACGATGAAGGCACAGGTAGTCAATCGGTAGGACGAGTGCTTTACCCCACCGTAGAGGGCACTGCAGGTGCCTATTACGTGGATGTAGACGAGGACTTTAGAGGACGTGATCTAATTATTGGTTACAACTACACGATGACTGTTGAACTTCCTGAGTTCTACCTTATCTCTGCTGAAGGTTCAACTGCTTCGTCTGACTTTACCTCTGATCTTATTATCCACCGAGTTAAAGTGTCTACTGGTCTTAGCGGTCCTGTGAAATATCAAGTGACTATCACTGGTCGTCCTGAGTGGAGTAATACTATTGAAGCTGTTGCTCCTTACGATTATACTTTGAACAATGTGAACATGGCATCTGATGCTATCCACACTGTACCGATTTATCAACGTAACGAGAATCTTAACTTTAAGATTATTGGTGATACACCATTTCCAGTTAGCCTTCGTAGCTTGAATTGGGAAGGTAAGTATAACCCACGTTTCTATAGGCGTTCCTAATGACTACATCCACCCGTGGTTTTACCTTTAAACCAGCTACCATTAACGACGTATACGAACTAACCAGTCAAATGCTGGATAGAGGTTTGTTAGACTTTGAAAGAGTAGGACAACACCCAGTCTTATCTCTTGCTATGTATATCCATGAAGATGACTCCTATCTAATCTACGGACCTGATGGGAGTCTCTATGGAGCTTACGGTGTGTCGGAAGATAATGCCGTTTGGATACAGATGACGAAGCAAGTTAAGAAGAATCCACGCACTACTGTTAGATTTGGTAAAGCGTTAATGGAACATATAAACCGTCCTTATCTATGGACGACTATTGATATAAAAAATACTGATCTAATTAACTTAGCTAGGTATTTAGGTTTTAAGGTTCTGCGGGTATTTCCAGATGGACCTGACAATGTTTACTCTATAGAAATTGTACGATTATGCTAAACTTTGCACCTGCAGCAGCAGCTAGCGGCGCATCATACAGCGGGGGTGCAGCTACTGGTGCTTTTACATCTAGTGCTGGTAGCGGTGCCTCTAGCGCCGGTCTATTCGCTAACCCTGTAGGTCTTGCTCTTGCTGGTGGTCAGCTTGCCTTTGGCATTGCTAACATGGTTCAGCAAGGCAAGGCTAGTGAGCAACAAGCTTACAACCAAGCCTACAAAACTGCATACAGCAACAGCATCAACCAATTCAGGGTTGAACAACAGAACAATCAAATCGCAGCAGCCTTTGGTGCTAAAGTAGATTTTGTTCAGAATCAAATTGAAAACAACTTTGCTGCTGCTCAAGCATCTTGGGTTGCTGAGCAAATGCGTTTGAATGAAGTTTATGATACTGCTGCTTACAAAAGTCAAGCAATGCAGAAACTTCTAAAAGAAGCACTTGGTACTCAAGCTGCTCGTGAAGTCTACGGTAAAAGTGCAAGACGTGGAGCATTGGTCTCTACTCTTGGTGCTTATGGTCGCAGCCGTGCTCAACTTGTCGATTCTTTGATGAGTGAAACTACTGCTGCTCAAATGAGAATGGAGCGTGTTGAACAACAGAAACGAGCACAAGACAAACTTGCTATTGCTCAACTGTCTGTGCTTCCTGCTGCTGCTACTTTCACGCCTACTCCTATGGCTGCAGCGTCTGGTCCTGGATTTGGTCAAACTGCTTTGCAGTTGGCTGGTCTTGGTATGCAAGCGTTCCAAACTGGTTATGGTGTCACTCCTAGTGGTGGTTCTTTCTTAGGTATTCAGAAGGCTTAACAAATGGCAGAATTTCAAGAAGAGAGTCTGTTTCGTGGAGCAGCGCAGAGCCAAGGCTTTGCACCTATGCAAGCTCCCGATACCTCTCGTTTCCTACGGGAAAACATGGGTCAACTTGACCGTAACTTTGCTCAACTAGAGAATGCTCAATCTGCTGATCTTGAGAACAAACTAAAGCGGCAACAAGAGATTCTGTCTACTCTTAGTCAGTTCTCTGAAACTGCTATGAAGTTTGCAGAAACTCAAGGTAAAGCTTACATTGATCAGCAAATTATTGAAGGTCAGAATAAGGCACGTAGCCTTGGTAAATCACTAAACTACGGTATTTCTGCTGAAAAGGAGCAGCAATTCAATGATACTCTAAATCAGGAAAAGCAAGTTCAGTCTAAAATGGCTGATGTTGCTCTTGATATGGGTAAACAGAATGCACCTATTGAAGCAGTTAACTACATTAAATCTCTTCCTCAGTACCAACGTATCGGTGCTTACCGTACTTATCTAGCTAATAAAGCTGGTACTTACAAAGCCTACCTGCAAAACTTCCTTCAACGTGGAGACATCAATCTTCCTCGTCCTGGTGGTGGTACGTTTACTCCTCAACAAGTTGATGACAACCCTGAGTTGTTGCAGATTGTTTTAGGTGCTGCTGGTCGGATGTTTATGGCAGA